TATTATATTTTTTATCATCTCTCTATGTTTATGTACAAGTTAGCGTTACGATTCCAAAGCCCGTTGGTCCTACAGCTATACCCATACTCATTGTGCTTCCTGTATTACAATAAGTGTATATAGTAGCGTCTCCTGTCTGTGTATATATTCCTGCTGTTGGTATTTGTGTTAATTCTTTGTTTGCCCAAACTCTGTCTCCTATGCGTAAATTAGACGCTGGACCAACCGACGATTTATAATACAATTTACCTCCTCCTGTACCTTGAAACGTTACATTTAACAATACGCTGTAATTAGGTCTGACTTTGTTTAATAACTCCATATCGCTTTTACCGCTTTGTAAATTCGTTGTAATAGAATTAATTAAATATTCAGTAGTGTCGATTTTAAAAGTGTCGTTTAGCTTAAAATTAAACAAGATCTTTAAAGGCAAAAACGCTGTTAGTTTAGTAATCCTTCTGCGAGTATTAAACACATCGACCATATAAGCACTATGATAATTAGCAAAAAGAGTCTGGTTAAATGTACCCGCAGGAGTGTATTCGTTAATTTCTTGATTAAAGTTTATGTTTTCTCCACCGCCAAAATCGAGACTTACACTATTACTAGGTAGCCAATATGTTGTTGCAGTAGTAACCGATCCAACTAACTGAACACTTAACGTATCATTAGGATTTGGTGTACTGCCTACTTTTCTAACTGCGTAAAAAATTAACGGTTTCCCTATGTAAGATTGAGCGTTTTCGTTTACTGACCAACCCCATTGTATAGTTGTGTTTTGACTATTCGCTCCGTTTACAAGCCTTTCGTATTTCATGTGTCCAAAAGGAACTGATACATTATATATTTTAGTAGATGCATTATAGTTTAATCCTCCTGTACCAATTACTGTATCCCCTCCTATGTAGCTAAGGGATCCCCAAGCCGTACCCGAAAGCTGTTCGTGTTGTTTAGCTAGAAGGGTTCCTGTATCCTCATACAGATAGTTTATTTCTTTGTATGGTAAAGCAATATCTACTGACCTTTTTGATGTGTCTACATATTCCGTTATGTCGTATGTAACAGGAGCATCCTCTCCGTTTACGTCGGGATCCGTATAATATGCGTAATCGACTTGACTTCCCGCTTCTAAAGGTCTGACTACAATAGTCCCGCTATCGTTTAGATACGCCACTAAATTAAACATCTTAAATAATCCTGTAAGAAAAGACATAATACTTACGTCAGGTATTTGTTCTGATGTTGCAAAAGAAAACGTAGCATTAGCTCCAAACTGTGAAACGAAAGGTGTTTCTTGCCATACAACAGGAACCTGTGTCGGTCTATAAATACCATCAAAATACCAAGTTATACCCGAGAATGTCATAGCTGCTTCGTGTACTATTTCAACAGTATAAACGCCGTTTGCAACAATAGCAGTCCCGTTTAAATTAGATACCGTTGTAGTTCCAGCAACTTTTGCAGTTGTTAATACGACAGCACCGCTTTGCTTTACTACGACTTTATATTTAGTTTGATTCCCTGATATAGGTGTAACTGTTAATGTGTTATTCATAGAGGTGCTAGGTCCAGTCAAATAGGAAGGCACAAAAATGCTTGTATTACTTACAAAGAGTTTATTTTGCCCAGGAGGATTGCCATAATTCCAATTACTAACTAATGTAGTATACTCTAAGATTTGTGTTGCGGGTTGTATGCCTCCGCTTTTACGATGCAACCACATATATAAATTATAGAATACAGGATTTGATGTACTAAAAAAATCTCTAGAAAATAGTATGTTGCTTGAATAACCGTTTGCTATTGTGTACCTGTCTTCTATCTGCAGAATAATTTCGTACAATCTTACTGCGAATTTAAGCTGATCGTACTTAACGCCTTGCGCTTGCCCATATTGAAAATATACGTTGTCTTCGTTTCCTGTTACTGAGCTGTCGTAAAATAATCTCTGCGTATGCGTAATAAGTGGCACTATTAACTTGCCTCCATTAACTTCGTTTTTTAGATAGTTTAATATATTACTTGGGCTATATGTTAAGTTAAAGTTTGAGCCAGAGAAAGCTAATTGACCAAGCTTGTCATCGCCTATAATGTCAGGTAATTCGACAGTATTTCCAAAGAAAGTAATTCTATATGTATGAGGTTTATTTGCTTTAAGATCTACGCCTTCGAGTTTTACTCTTCCTGTTTTATATGGTATATGGTTAAGTTCTATTTGACCAACCTTTTTAGTTCTAGCATCATAACCACCCTCTATGTTAAAGTTGTAATAGTGTTTAAACAGCTTATTGTTTGTACTACTAGCGGGTAGTGCGAATGTCTTAGTAAAGGATGTAAATACCTTTGCGGGATCCTTAACGTTTTGAATTGTTTGCGTAAGCGAAACAGACTCATCTTTAAAAAGATCTACTCTTGTATTTTCAATATATAGCTGTAATTCTTGCATCTATCTGATGTTGTTTATATAATCGAATGCGTCTTCAAATTCTATTGTGTAATCAATAAGCCTATCGTTTACTGACGTTTTAAAAGTCATACTAGATGTTTTAACTACGACAGGAATAACATCATTATAAGTCGAGCTGTTGGTTTGTGGTGTTGTAAGCCATACATGCTCACTAAGTAATAACTGTTCAAAGTAAGCGTTTGCCCATTCGGGATAATAACCGCTAGATAAAGTTCTGCTTTGTTTTACTGTTGTATTAAATAACCTTTTAGGAGCTTCTATTATGTCATAGGTTGCGTCATCTTCTAATGTATTCCTATTATAACTTTCGTTGCTACGTCCTATTGAATCAACCTTTTTTAAAAAAAACCATAGGTCTTGTAAAATACCGTATCTATTTATAAAGCTAATCTTATGACCATCGCCGTATTTTGTACAGTCTATTCTGATTATGTTTACTCTAGGATACCCTGATACAAGTATTGCTGTATCATTAACCGAGTAACTTCGTGTTGATACAACTCCGCTTGAGCTTATACTAGGTACTTTTCCATCCGTATTGTTAGGCACGAATATATAAAAGTCATCATTTGTTGCAGAAGTGTTTGGTGTTGCAACTTCTAGTAACCACGTATTCTGACTTTGTCTATTTTTAAAAGGGATCTTACTATTTGCTCCGTCTGTATATATACTGTATGCATCGTAGCCGTCTCCTATTAATGCCTGTACAGGCGATCCTTGCGCAGAACCTCCTGCATTAGGTTGATTAAAGAATTGTATGTTAGTTGTAAAGGCTATTTTTTGTGGCGCATAAGTGTAAGTAGTCCCTAAGTAGTCTTTTAATAGTTCTGCAACCTCGAATATAACATCGACGTTTGGTAGTGCGGGTTTAATAATCGTGTAAACAGTAACGCCATTTACTATAACTAAGAGTTTAGCAGACTGCGTACTTGCTCCTGAGCTTTGTGCTTTAGCGAATAATGGTGTTCTAAGTGCGTAATTGTTTGGCATAGTTTATTTGTTTTGTCCTAGTATTATGGCATTCTCTATATCTAAAATGAATGACTTTTCTAGATCGTTACTTAATGTCTTCGTTATCTTGTCAAATGGCTTAGAAAAAAAGTAGCTTGGTTTTATACCTTGTGCGAATATGCTTCTTTGTAATGCGAAGCCCATGCTTCTATTGCTACCTTTTGCGTATTGACCTTTTGCATCTCGAAACCTTATATTTTTAGACTTTGCCCAATTAGCTAAGATCTGCATAGGTGGCATCTTGTTCGTGTATTTAAATTTGCTTATCGGAGCTTTTTGTATGCCTCCCTTAATTAGAGACGGGTTTGCGCCACCAACGCCTTGATCGACATATATTCCGTAGTCCTCCATTAGAAAGTCTAATAGAAACGCCTCTGCTTCGGTTTCTAGGGTATATTTAACTGACTCGTATAATACGCCAGAACCTTTACCGCTTTTTGTTAAGTTAGACTTAGCTTGTTGAACTACATACTTTGCGTATTTATTTAAGACCTCTTCTAAGTTTGTAAAATCCATTAGCAGATATATATGTCGTTATAAATTAATACTGTAATACTAGCTGACCAACCCGCTAACTGATTCTCGAAACGATCATAAAAAGGTGTTAATGTAGGGATCCCATCTAGCTGATACATATCGGTATATAAAGTCCCCATTCTTAATCTCTGCGTCAGTCTGTTTAGAACTGCTAGTTGCGTATTTAGAATATCTTGAACATTATTATTGCCCGTAAAGCGATCGACAGTTAAGTCCTTAGATTGATTTACTATGTCACATGCTAGGATCGTCATATTAAACCTCAGCACCTGCTCTTCGTCTGTAACGCTTTCTATAATTATATGACCTAATGGAAAGATGTCTTGCTTGTTGAGGTTTACGTCTGTAATATCGCCCGTTGTAACAGTATTAATATTTACGTCTTTTAGTAACTCTTCTTTTATGGTTTCTGTTAATTGGAAAAAACCTCGTACACCTTGATTTGCCATTATTTAAAATTCTTTTTTATTTGTTTTGCTTCTAATTCGTTTTTGTCTTTCATAAAGGTCAGCATCATAAAGCACTCATGCATCTTTAGTTTAGTGATATTTTCAAACTGTGTAATGTCTCCTTTAGCGAGTCCATAAATTGATTGGTACCAACCCCACTTTCTAGAGAATTGAGATACTGCGTCAAGGTCTCTTGTTCCTCCTCCTCCAAAGAGTTCGTCATAGTTTTCGATAAGTCGAGACCTAAATTCCACAAAAAAAAAATTGATGACATAACTGCGTCCATCGGCATATCTAATAAGACTGCGTCTGTTCCTACTCTATAATCCTCTATGTTATACTTGTTTTTTAGCTTGACAATAACAGGTCTATATAAAACGTTCATAGCCTTTTCCATGTTTTCCCAATCGCCGACGTATGTATCAAGATCTATGTATTCGCCTAATGTTAGGCTGTCTAGTTCGGGATGGAAACCGTAATCTACTTTGTTAAGCATAAAGCGTGTTATTAGAGCGGGTTTCTCATCAAACATATTAGATAGCTTCGTTACTATCTCTGCCGAGTCTGAGAGCCTTAAAAGCATTACATTCTCTAAACTAACGTTGCAAAAGATCTCAATCATTTTAGCATTTAAAAAGCGAGGATCTTTAACTGTGTCTTGCAGTTTTAAGTATTTTTTGTACTGTCTTAAAGTGATGTCTTTAAGCGATGTCGGTATTTCAATATTGATCTTCATATATATATATAACGTTTTTTTTAATAAACTTTGTGTTAATGTTACAATTAAAAAAGAGGGGCTATCTAATGCCCCCCTTGTGATGTAATTTATATTGTGATCTTCGTCAAGACCTTTTCCTCTACTGGTACCTTACATCATGTCTGCCTCGAAACAACTATTACTGCAATAGTGTTTGTTCTCGTATAATGGCTTTTCGCAGTGCGAACAACTGTATTCGGGTTCTTCTGGCGGTGTGTCGTAATCGAAATAAAAGCTCATAGTTTATATGTTAAAGATTATACTGATTAATATTCTGCCAATAAAATAGCCTGGTATTATTACTAGCATTACGTTCTGTAGTTTTTTAAACTGTCTGCCTAATTTGGCTGCTCTACTATTTTTCATGTTATTTAATTAAGATTAAGTCTAATTGATCTGCAACATAGTTAATGTGCTTCTGCGTAGTCTGCGACCAATACCCTAATTGTAGTAAGTCGTTACCGTCTATAGTTGCTACGTGCGTTGTATAGCTCCATACTTGGTTTCCTCTAATTGATAAATTTTGCTTGTACTTGTCTAGTGTTCTCATTGTTCTGTTTATTTAGTTATTAATTTCTGTTTCTATTTTTGTGTTTAATTCTTTTTGAGTCTTAGCCTCGACTTGATAATCGTAGTCTCCTCCGAAAGTTGCTCTATATACTTTCTCGTTTGGATCGTAGTCTGTAGATATTAAATATGTCATTTGTTCTATTTATTAATTATTATACCGCTAATATATAACGAATAAAGTTATAATACAAATAATTTAATAACTTTTTTTAATTAATTGCATAAGTCCCGAATCTAGGCTTTGACAATATAGAGTATGTTGCATAACGACAGGGATCGATTATGTGGTTGTGATCGTCTACGGGCGTATTAAGTAAAGCACCCGTTTTATCTTCACGCCACTTATAGTTTCTAAACTCCGATATAGCATTAGTAGATGTAGACAGTATATTTATTTTGTATCGTTTTAATAGATCTATTCCTGCATTAATAGAGTCTTTACCTTTTAGGCTTGGAAAAATGTTATGCCCCATACGCCTAAGCTCCTCAATAAGTCTAGGCTCTGCACTATCGGCGTATATAGGTTTGTTCTCTAGCTTTTCGCTTAACAAGAATTTATGTATGTCATTAGTCGTCATAGCGGTTCTATATAAATGCTCTTTTACATATAGGTTTATGTCTTTAGTATAAACAGAAACAAGCGTACTAGGATCATTAGAAAAGCCAAAGTCCATACCGTATGCTACTAGCTCTGCGTCTTCGGGTATATGTGAAACCTCAGCGTATCTAAATACGGTGCTTCTACTTGCAGCCCTTTCGCCTAGTCCGTATATCTGCCAATACTGTTCGTCAGTATCTTTAAGTAACTCGATCTCTTTTTTTATTGACTCCTCTACAAAAGGATTATCTAAGTATGTAGTCTTAAAGAAAGCGCAATCGTCTCTAGGCAGTACCTTGTCGTATATCCAATGATATTCGTCTGACGGATTAAAGTCAATCACAATACGCTCCTGTGTTCTAAAAACTAGCTGTTGCCAATCTTCCCAATATAACTCGTTGCCTTCATTAATAAAAAGCAGATCTCTTTTACGTCCTCTAATCTTTTGCGGTTGATCAAGCGATATAAACTCTATTAAGTTTCCAAACAGATAGTATTCAGAATTAGATTTATTATGGAACTTTTCATTGTATAGGTTATGACCTTCTAATATGCTCATAAAGTCTCTTAAAACGGTCGCACGCAAACTAGGAAACGATTTACGGCATACAGTAATAACCTTACTTTTATTATTAGTGCAATACTCGAATATAATCCAAAGTATTATGTTATATGTTTTGCCTGATCTAGTACCGCCCTGCTCAACTATTATTTTCTTGTCAGAAGTTAATAAGTGATCATATACGATATTAGTCTTTATCTTTAGTTGATCCAATTATCTCGATTTGAAAGTTAGTAGGCATTCCTTCTGCTCCTGTAATTTCTTGACGTTCTACATACCCTCTTGCTTTTCCTTTAGTCTTTAAATAGAATATAGTTGCTGAGGTTGAGTTTTCCGAGATCTGTTTATGTAGCTGACTTTCTGCAAAGTCTAGGGCTACGTTTTCTATATCCCTAACTTGTTCAGCAAAATCGCTGTCTTCTTTTAGCCACTTATAGTATGTGCTTCTAGGTATGTTCGCTTTTTTACAGGCTACGGTTACAACGCCTAAGCTCTGCTCTAGTGATTTTAATAGTGTCTCCTTTTTTATGTGTCTACTTTTGTCCATTATATTGTTATTAAAATTGTTATTATTAGTCCTAAAATAGCAATAGCCATAACCTTAACACTACTCGTGTATTGTCTGTCTGACCTTCCTTGCCTAGATCTATACTGTCTTTGTTTTTTCATCTTTTTTATGTTTTATTTTTAGGCGTATTTGGTTTGCTGATTCCCAAGCCTTATTGTATTCTGCGTCAGAGAATAATTTAGAGAACCCTGTTATATGTTTCAGCTTAACTAACTCCTCAACTCCCATGCCTAATTCGTTGCATATCTCTTTATCGCTCCAACCGTTCTCTAGCATTGTAAACACCATACTTGACATTCCCGCTATCGAGTGCATACCTCTTGCTCTATTGTGGCGTACTGTACTTGCCATACGGTCGTTTATATCCTTTTCCAATACTACGATCGGCAGAAAGCCTTTATTGCGTTCTAGTATATCTGCGTTTGTTTTAGCAGTATAATATCTATGGAAACCGTCTATAATTACATAGAGCTTTTTTTCCTCATCGTATATAGTTACAATAGGTTGCGTATATCCATCATGCTTAATAGACGTATATAAAAGCCCCATTTCTTTTTTAGCTACTGAATTAGGGTTGTAGTCGTTTGGGCATACCTCCTCGATCCGTACCCATCTAATCCTGTTTACAGGCTGATCTTTTAATGGCGATATATCGTGCAGTAATTCTTTGATCTCTTCTATTATAGAAATTTGATAATCTGCTTCTGTACCTTCTAATATTGTTTTAGGATGTAACAGTTCTTTTTGTATTGATTTTTTTAAACTTGCTTTCATATTAGTCCTTTTACGTATTTGTCATATTTGCGGTTAATCTCTATATTTTTGCTTGTCAGTTTTCCGTCTACATATTTCTTTACCGTATTAAAGTATGGCGATGTAAGAAAGTTGCCGAGCTTCGTAAAGTCGAAGTCTTGAGACAGTACAGTTTTGACAAGCGTTTTATAGAAGTCTACATATACCTTGTTAGATACCATATACTTTTTGTTCTTTTTTATTTTCTTCTGCATCTTATTTAGAAACTCCTCATCGTTTGCTAAGTTCTCTGCTAAGTATAGTGCGTATTCCTTCCAAGACTTAAACATATAAGGTAGATCCGCAGGGCATTTAAAGGCATCACTTTTAAGATGTTTGATTGCGTTCGTCCCGTCTATACGTTCTGCGATCCTATTCCATGTATTAGGCTCGATCTCCTGTATTAATAATAAGTTTTGAATGGCAGTTTCATGATGCAGGTTAGAGATCCGCATATCGCTTACACTTACGCCGTGTGTAAATAAGGCATCGTATATTCTATTGTAAACTATATTGTTGTCAAAGATGTATTTCCAGACGTCGCTATAACTCCAATCATAAATAGGATAAAACGTATAATGTCCTTTGCTTTCGTTTAGTTTCTTGCCCCATGTAATATCTTTATATGTCAAAGAGCTTGTAAGGCTCATCATTCTTTTAGGGCTTTCTTCTGTCCTAACACCCGAAATGTAGCACGACTTTTGATTAGGAAAATGCACAGCAAAGATCTTCTCAAATAACTCATGAAATCCAAAGTCTAAATACTTGTTTTCTTTTATAGAGATCTCTGACCGTTCTCGCATGTGCTTAACTCCGTCTTGCCATATATTTATATACTTGCTATGTGAGCTTACGTTATTGTACCACTTCATTGGCATTTGAAACCACATAGGCTCGATCCTTTTGTCCTCGAATACTGATTCGCAGTAATCCGCAGTACCTTGCCACTCGGCTTCTTGATCAACCCATAATACTTTTAACGGTAGTCTGTTTCGCTCCTCTGCTATTTTTAATGTAAGGTTAAGGCATACAGTACTGTCCTTGCCTCCCGAAAATCCGACTACTACATTCTCGAAATCGTCAAAGAGCCTGTGTATTCTTTTCTCTGCTTCAACGAGTACATTGTTTTTACTGTATACCTTCATGTTAGTTTATGTTATTCTATGTTATTTATTGCCTATAAAATTAAAGCTCCTACCTATTTTATGACCTAATGTACTTGTGTCGTCTCCTATGTGTTCAAACAATGTGGGTGTTGAAACAACCCATTCGATATTATTATCTACTAAATATCCTTGCGTTAAATCGTCATAGTGTTTATGAAATTTAGGATTGTCATTATTATCTATTAAAAATTGATCAAGAGCGTCTGGCAAATGTTGTTGGTTTATATATACAGTAGCTTGATCGTAGAAAGCTCCTTTAAAAACCCCTTTAGCATATCCTTTTGCCAAGTTCTCTTCTTTAAATAAATGACGTTTTCTATTAAACAAACAATAAACCTCTGACGGTGCAGCTTTTATTAATGCTTGTAAATAATTATACCAACCGTTTACTGTTATTGCATCGTCGCACATAATTAATACTTGTTCGTCTTTTTTTGCTGTAGTCAAAAGCTCTCTCATACACCTTCTCATATTATAAGGCTGACCTTTTTTTTCTAAATCATTATATATATGTAGACTATCTACAAAAGGAGCAATCTGTTTGACCATTCTAGTTAAGTACATTTGCCTGTTAGGTGTTGTGATAATTCCTGCTTTCATATTTTTGCTCGATTTATTATTGCTGCAGGATCTTCAAACCCTCTCTCGCTTGTCATAACCCAATACTTATAGTCTCCTATGTTGTAGTAGGTATATTCTTTACTGTAAAATTTGTCTGTATATCCGTTATCGTTTATGTAATTCATGGCTGCTAGAAATACAGAATCTGAATAGTATTTTCTGCATATCCAACTATGCGGTATGTTAGCCATAGACTTAGCGAATGTGAATGTCGTTTCTAATTCTAAAAATAAATGTATCTCTTCTTTTGTCATAGCGAGGATCCTCTTAATATTACTGTTTCTTTTAAGTGTTCGGGCGTATATAGATTATCGATGTATTTAATTACAGAGCCATGCTCAAAATCTTTACAAGAATAGATGTCGGCAGAAAAATAATCTAGCT